CAAGAACATCGACGATCAGGTCGACATCCGCCGGCTGGCCCGCAAGTTCCGCGTGACCGGGGCGGTGTCGATGGTCGCCCCGACCCGGACCGCGGTCGCCGATACCTTCAACTGGTCGCAGGAGGTGCAGACCACCTCGGCCGACGACTCGCTCCGCTTCGGGCAGCGGCGGCTGACCCCGCACTACCTGGCTGGGGAGATCATCGTCAGCCGCGACCTGCTGCGGATGTCGGCCCTAAACCCCGAGGCGTTGGTCCGCGAGGAGCTGGCCCGCGACGCTGCCGAGGCGGAGGAAGCGGCCTTTCTAACCGGCTCGGGTGCCCAGCAACCGCTGGGGCTGTTTACGGCTTCGGCGGACGGCATCTCGACCGCCCGCGACGTGTCGACCGGGAACACCACCACCACGATCCAGTCCGACAACCTGATCGAGTGCCTCTACAACTTGAAGAGCACTTACCAGGCTCGGGCGACGTGGCTCTTCCACCGCACGGCCTTGAAGCAGATTCGCAAGCTCAAGACCGGCGATGGCCAGTACCTCTGGGCGCCAGGCCTGACTCCCGGCCAGCCGGATTCGATCCTGGGCCGCCCCGTGGTGATGAGCGAGTGGGCGCCGAGCACCTTTACCACCGGACTCTACGTCGGCATCGTCGGCGACTTCCAGTGGTACTGGATCGTTGACGCCCTCGACATGGAGATCGTGCGGGCCGACGAGCTGCTGGTGCGGACCAACCAGGTGACGTTCGTCAGCCGCATGAAGCTCGACGGCGCCCCGGTCAAGGCCGAAGCCTTTACCCGTGTGACCTTGGCCTAACCCACCACCTAACAACTGGGGAGATTTCCCATGAACCTTGCGAAGCGAGTCAAGTTCCTCCAACTGCTCGGCCCGGTGGCGGGGGCGACGACCACGGCGGATTCCGCCTTGGACGAGATCGACATGGCCGGCTGGGATGGCGTCTGCTTTGTCGCCACGGTCGGCGTCACCACCTCCGCGGTGAACATCAAGGCGGTCGGCTCGACGGCGACGGGCGGCACCTTTGGCCAGCTCCAGTACAACTCCACCAGCCTGACGGCGCAGAGTACCGTCGCCAATCGCCTGCTGGTGCTGGACGTCTATCGCCCGGCCTACCGCTACGTGAAGGTGACGCACAATTCGACTGCCGCCGGCAACATCGCTGGCGTGATGGCGATCCTCTACGGGGCGCGTGGTCTGCCCTCCACCAGCGGCTCGACCGACGTGGCGGCGGAGATGCACGGCTCGGGAGCGACTACCTGATGGCCTTGATCCACCAGCTGAAATTCTCGCCGGTCATCAGCCCGGAGATTGGCGTGGCCTACGATCAGACCGACTTCGCGGTCATGGACCTGTCGGGCTTCGAAGGGGTGATGATCGTCGGCCAGTTCAGCTCGACGGCCAGCGGCAACTACACGCTGGTGCTGGAGGCCAATGGATCGACCGCTGTGGGCGGACCGTTCACGCCGATCCGCATCGGCGGCTCGGTGGCGACCGCAACCAGCACCAGCCTGAACAAGGCGGCCGTGCTGGACATCCACCATCCGGCCCAGCGGTGGATACAACCGCGGGTGACGCTGAACAGTACGGCGACAGTGATTTGCGTTTCGGCGTTTCGTTACGGCGCCTTCACCAAGCCGGCCAGCTCGTCGGACGTGGCCCAAGTGACCTACGGAGTCGGCACGACCACAACCTGAACCCGTGTCCCTCGTGACTACGCGGCGGCGGCCCGGCCGGTCGCACGCCCGCGGCAACCAACGGAGTCCCTCTCATGGCCGATCAATCCTACCAGCCTTGCATCTATCGCAAGCAGGGCGGCAATGAGCTGGTGGTCGCGTCGAGCGGCGTCATCACGGTCGAGAGCGGCGGCTCGATCGCCATGCAGTCGGGCAGCTACCTGACGATGCCGGTCTTCGCCACCACCGCTAGCAGCACGATGCCGAATCACGGCATCATGACCGTAAACGGGACGACCCGGATCACGGTCACGCTAGCCGCCCCGGTCGCCGGCTGCATGGCGATCATCAGCTCGATCGGCGTCTCGACCGCCAACGCGGCGAACAGCCACCAGGTGGTGTTGAACTCGACGAACACGGTCATCGGTACCAGCGACCGATTGGTGAACCTGCCGAACAAGCACGACCACGTCGTGCTGATCGGCATCAGCACCTCGGCCTGGGCCATCGCCGGCCTGGGCGGCAGCGGCTTGGCTGGCACGACTGTCGTGGTGACCACCTGATGACCACCGCCACCGCAGGACAACCCGAACTCTGGTCGGAGAAGTGGCAGGCCATCGGCCAAGGGCCCAACGCCTGCCTCTACACGCCGCAGGAGCCGCGCACCGACCACGAGCGGCTGCAACGCTTCTACTTCCTCGACCTGTTCGAGCTGGCGCTGCGGCTGCCAGCCACCGCCCGCTACGTCGAGTTTGGCGCCGGCCGCGGCACGACGGCGATGTACCTGGCCAGCCGCGGTTGCGAGGTGGAGATGGTCGACCTGTCGCTCGATGGCTTCGAGCTGTGCGACCGGAACTGCGAGCGGTTTCGACTGCCGCCGATCACAAAGTGCCTGGCGGACGTGCGGCAGACAGGGTACGCCTCGGAGTCGTTTGACTGCGTGTATTCGATCGGCCTTCTCGAGCACTTCGACGACGCGGAGTGCCTGGCCGTTCTGCATGAAATGCGGCGAGTGCTCAAGCCCAACGGACTGCTCTTCGCCACCGCCTGCCATGCCCACGGAGGGCAGCGTGAAGACGCGGCCGAGTTCGCCCGCACTCCGCGGCGATACCAGGAGTTGCTCTGCGAGGCCAAGTTCCCCTGGCCTTCCTGCCGACCCTACCGGCAACTGAGTGGCGTCTATCGAATCGTCTCGTTTCTCTAACGGAGGAATCATCGTGGCTGATTCTGACAACGGGCAGGCGGTGGTCAACCGTCTCGCCGAATACGAACCCGCTGAGCCGACCGCCGCAAGCCTGGTGGAACTACCGCAGTTGAGGACCGGGCGGCGGATTGCCATCGTCGGCAAGGCCCCCGATAGCCAGCACCTCGTGCCCTACGACGATCCGTCGTGGGAAATATGGGGGCTGGGCTGCGGCGCCAAGCTGATGAAGCGGTGGGATCGCTGGTTCGAGTTGCACCCGCTGGAGGCGAACCGCGAGCGGTGGGCCAAGGTGGCTCCCGGCTTCTGGAGCTGGCTCAAAGAGGACCACGGCAAGCCGCTCTACATCCAGGACACGCACCCCGAACTGCCGCACGCCAAGAGCTACCCGCTGCGGCAATACCTCGACAAGTTCGGGTCGTATTTCACCAACAGCATCAGCTTCATGTTGGCGATGGCGATCGACGAGGGGTGCGCCGAGATCGGCGTCTTCGGCGTCAACATGGCCCAGAGCGATCCGGTGCGGGGGCAGAACGGGGAGTACCAGCACCAGCGGCCCAGTTGCGAATACTTTATCGGGCTGGCCGTCGGAGCGGGCATCAAGGTCGGAATCCCGGAGGAATCCGATCTTTGCAAGGTGGGCCGGCTCTACGCCTTCGACGGCACCAACGATGCTCTGCGGAAGAAGTGGGAAGCCCGCAAGAAAGAGCTGCACGCGCGCCTCGCGCAGCACGAGCAGCAGGCCCAGCAGCACGCCACCAACGCGGCGGCGATCCGTGGCGCGATTGACGACATGGAATACTGGTGGCAGTGGTTTTGACCATGCGTACCTTCGGCCCGCAGTATCCGACGCTCACCACCGCCACGACGGGCGACCCGTTGACGCTGGCCGAGGCCAAGGACCATCTGCGTATCACCGCGACGACGACCGATCATGACGCCGACATCCAGCGGCTGATCGCGGCGGCGACGCGGCAAGTGGAGCATCGGCTGCAAATGCAACTGATGCCGGCCAGCTACCGGCTGCGGATGGACAGTTTCCCGGAGTGGGAGATTCGCCTGCCGCTGCCGCCGCTGCGGAGCATCAGTGCCATCGGCTACGTCAAGCCGGACGGCACGACCGCCACGATGGCGTCGACCGACTACCTCGTCGACACCGATAGCTTGCCTGGTCGGATCACGCCCCGCTACGGCGATACGTGGCCCGACACGCGGGAGCAGATCAACGCCGTCGAGGTCCGCTTCGACAACGGCTACGCCGGCTCGACCAGCGTGCCGCAGCCGATCCTCAACGCGATTCGTTATCAGGTGTCGATGCTGTATGAATTCCGTGAGCCGGTCGGCCCGGACAACCTAGCCACACTCCCCAATACGGTCCAAGCGTTGCTCGAACCCTACATGATCCCCAGGTACGCCTGATACTTACGGCCGCAGCGGGCCGACGGAAGATTGCCACGGTCCCACGGCGGCCCCTGCGGCTTTATGACGCGACGAACACGGAACCATGAAAGCCGGCCAGCTCCGCCACCGCGTGACCTTGCAAAGCCCGACGGAGAGCCAGACGGGCTATGGGGAGCCTACGCTCACCTGGTCCACCGTCTCCGACATCTTTGCCTCGGTCGAACCGCTGAGCGGGCGGGAACGCTGGAATGCGCAGCAGTTCCAGTCGGAGGCCACCCACCAGGTGCGGATGCGGTATCGCAGCGGCGTGACCAGCAAGATGCGCATCGTGTGGGGAAGCCGGACCTTCCACTTCATGGAGCCGCCGCGGAACACTGAGGAGCGGAACGTGGAGCTGATCGTGTTGGCGAAGGAGATGCCGTAGTGGGGACGCTGGGAGTGCAAGGCGAGTGGGTCAACATGGCCGCCCTGCGGGCGACGCTGCGTGACCTGCCACGCAACCTCGTCGGCAAGGTCGTGCGGCCGGCGTTACGCGCGGGCACCAAGATCGTGCTGGCCGAGGTCCGTAAGGACGCCCCGGTCGGAAACCGCAAGTGGACCAGCAAGCGGGGCCGCGGCAAAGTCGGCGGACTACTCAAGGCGAGCCTCGCCATCAAGGCCAAGCGTCGCAGCCGCAAGGCCATCGGCTATGCCGTGAGCACCTCGGCCGAGCGATTCCGCGGCGTCGATGCCTTTTACGGGGCCTTCGTCGAATTCGGCCACAAGATCGGCAAGCGACCGCTGGGCATCCGCCGGCAACGCGGCGTGCGGACCGAGGACGGGCGGCGGGAAGTGCCCGGGCTGCACTTTATCGAGCGGGCCGGAAAACGGGTCGAAGAGCATGCGGCCGCGACCGCCATCCGCGAGATGCGGCAGCGCGTCGCACTGTTGAAAGCGAGTCCCCTGCGATGAGCCTCTCCAGCGACTTGCGAAACTACCTGGTTAGCCAGGCGACGATCACCGCCTATACCAGCACGGGCCGCATCTACCCGGTGCGGCTGCCGCTCAAGCTGCGGACCGAGACGAGCCTGCCGGCCTTGACCTACTGGCGGCGGAGCGGCGGCCACAATCACGACCTGGGCGGCTCGGCGGGCACCGCGATGCCGGCCGTGCAGATCGACTGCTGGGCGGCGAGCTACGAAACGGCCGACAAGCTGGCCGAGGCGGTGCGGCTCAAGCTGCAAGGCTTTGCCGGCACGATGGGGAGCACCAGCACGACGACGATCCAGGCAATCACGCTCGACGATGAGAAGGACGACTTCGAGCCTTACGACGACGGCTCGGACGACGGCATTTTCGTGCGTAGCCAGATTTACTCAATCCGCTACGTCGAGACGATCCCGAGTTTGTGAGGTGATGCGATGGCGATTCTTGCCGGCAAAGGCACGACGATCTACTGCAACTCCGCGGCGTCGACGACGCTGGTGGTACTGGGGCAGGTAACCAGCATTACGCCGCACGCTGCCGAGACCGGTTCGGTCGAGACGACCGATCTGGACCAGACCTGGCGGACTCATCGGCAGACGGGAGTGAGTGCGGGAGGAGTGTGCACGTTCTCAATCAACTACGATCCTACCAGCACGACCGGCGAACGCTTGAAGACGCTGATTACGACGCCGACGACGGTGCTGTTTCGCGTCTTCCCGCCCGGCTCGACCAGCTATCCCGAGTTCGGCGGCATCGTTAGCGGCTTCGCTCCAGGCGCTCTGACGGTCGACGGCCTGCACACGGCGGACATCACGGTGCAAATCACGGGACTAGTCAGCTTCGTCACTCCCTAGAGGGGATTCCAATGGGAACCTACGCCGGCAAAGGCACCAAGCTAATCCTGAACTCCACGATCATCGGGCAGGTGACTTCGCTCACTCCGCCGCAGATGGAAGTCGGCACCGTCGAGACGACCGACCTGGACTCGACGTGGCGGACGCACATCCCGACCATTGCCTCGGGAGGGACGGTCAGCGGCACGCTCAACTATGACCCGACCAGCAATCATACCAAGCTGACGGCACTCGTGACCACGCCGACCACGAAGGCCTGGAAGGTCGTCTTTCCTACTACCACATTGTTCTACAGCTTCGGCGGCATTCTCACCGGATTCAATCCGGGGGCGATTACCGTCGACGGCCTGCACACGGCGGACTTTACGATCCAGGTTACCGGTGCGGTGACCATGCCGACTACGATCTGAGGGAGACTTCTACGTGGCACTCCTAAGCAAGGATCAGATTTTGCGGGCCGCAGATTTACCGGCCCAGAGCGTCGAGGTTCCCGAATGGGGCGGCGCCATCCAGCTGCGTGTGATGACGGGCATGGAGCGGGACGCCTTCGAGGGCAGCATCAACAAAGACGGCAAACTGAACACCAAGAACTTGCGGGCGCGGCTGGTCGCCCTGTGCGCTGTTGACGCGGACGGCAAACGGCTGTTCGCCGAGAAGGATTTGGAGGCCCTCGGAGGCAAGAGTGCGGTCGTACTGGACCGGCTCTTCGACGAGTGCCAGCGGATCAACGGCATGAGCAAAGAGGCGGTGGAGACGATCGAAAAAAACTGCGACGCGACCGACGGCGACGCAGCCACTTTAGGCTAGCGGCGTTGCTCGGTCGCACGGTCCGGGAACTGTTGGCGAGCGTCGATGCGCACGAGCTGGCCGAGTGGGAGGTGCTGGAATATCTCGACCCGTGGGGCCGGATGGCCCAGGACATCCAGCACGCGGCCGATCGGGCCCTGGCCGCCAACCTGGCTCCCGGCAAAGCCGCCGGCAAGGTGTACCAGGCGAAGGATTTCATGCCGGCGGAACCCGAGCCGCCACGCCAGCAGACGCCCGAGGAAATGATGAGCATCTTCCAGGGCATCGCCGCAAAGCAGAACCCGCATGGCCACGATTAGCGAACTGCTGTTCAAGCTCACCGCCACGACGGGCGGCTTTGAGAGCGGCACGAAGCGTGCGCAGAAGTCGCTGCGGTCGCTCGGCCAGGAAGCGACGGCGTTGCAAAAGACGCTGAGCACGATCGGAGTCGGTCTATCTGCTGCCGCCGTGACGCAATTCCTCAAGTCGACCGTCACGGAATTCGCCAAGGCGGAAACCGCGGCGATGCGTTTGCAGCACGCCTTGCGGACGATGGGTCGCTCGACTTCGGTCAGTTCCATCCAAGCCTTCGCCGAGCAGATGCAAGCCTCGACGGTCTTTGACGACGACACGATCATCGCGGCGGCGGCGGCGATGGCCAAGTTCGGCAACGTCTCGGATCGTGTGTTCGGCAAGAGTCTGCGGGCGGCTGCGGATATCGCGGCCCAGACCGGCGAGGCCTTGGAGTCGGTCGTCGAGACGCTGGGCAAGTCACTCAACAATCCGGCCCAAGCGGGCAAGCTGTTACGCGGCTTCGGGATCACGCCGGCGGAAATGGACAACATCAAGAAGGGCAACACGCTGTTGGAGCAACAGCTCCGCTTGCTCGACGCCATCAATAAGCGAGTCGGCGGGGCAGCCCAGGCCCAGGGGGCGACGACCGCCGGCCGCGTCCAGCAGCTCGCGAATGCCTGGGGGAACCTCAAAGAGGCGATCGGTGAGAACCTCGCCAACCGTGGACTGGGGCGCGACCTGGAAACGATTACTCGCATCGTCAGCGGTAAAGTCGGCGGCACGCTCGCGGGTGACTTGGAGCAGCGGCTCTCCGGCTTGGGCGGACCATCGACGGGCCGCGAGGAATCGCTGGCCCGGCTCCGCGAGCTGATGAAGATGGGGCAGGAAATCACCGCCCGACAAGCGGAGATTGCCAAGCGGCACGACGAACTCCAGCTCGACGTGCTCGGCAATCTCGAAGACAACGCCGAGTTGGACCGGCTCAGACGGCTGGGAGAGGCGATCCAATTCCGGGCCAACGTCGAGAACGCCGCAATCCGCAATCGCGCCTTCCGCAATTCCATGTTCGAGGATTTCCGCGTGGGCATCGGCAATCTGTTCGGGCTTGACCCGACGCAAGCGGGCAAGGGTTTGCGTGGTTTGGCAGCCGGCGGGCAGCGGCTGGTCGGGCGTGGCATCGCCGCAATCGAGCCGCACGTGCGGGCCTTCGCGAACGCTCACGCCGCGGGGCTGGCGAATCAAACCTTCGAGTCGCTGCCCGTGATGCTGGAACGCCTCCGCAAACTGGCGGCGGGGATCGGCGGAGTGCTGCAAGCTGCCGGCGGGGAGGTGTTCGAGTCGAGCATGACTCCTGGCATGCAGATGCAGCGTGAGATGGCCAAGCTCAAACTGCTTCGTGCGACGGGCGCGATCGATGACGCGACCTTCGTGCGGGCCGCCATGCAGGCCCAGCAGGGAATGCGTGCCGCGAGCCATACCGCCGGGGCGCCGGCTCTGTTCGGCTCGGCCGAGGCGGCGGCTACGATGTTCCGCCACCGCGACCCCGTGGCCAAGGCTGAAATGGAACTGGCCAAGCAACAGCTGCGGGAACTTAAGGAGCACACCGACGTACTGGAACGCATCGAGCGAGGCGTGAAAACCGTGTTCAAGGTGGTGCATTTCTGATGGGCGTGAATCGGGTCTGGGAAAAAGCGCCGAACCGGGACGGCGAGAAGGACCGCGAACGCCGCGGTTACTCGCGGGTATTCGGCGTCACGACCAACAGCCGCAGCGACGATGCCCGCACCGTCATGGAGGCGTCTGGCATCCCCTCGCTGGGCACGGCGTTCCCGGGCGACGGAGGCGCCGTGGCAGTGCGGGTGAGGCCGCGGCAGGTCGAGCAGCTTCCCGACGGCGGCGGCTACTGGGAAGTGGTGGTCGACTACGACCAGCAGCAGTTCGGCGGCAACGACCCCAATCGACCCGACCTGGACCCGCCGGAGGTCAACTGGACCTTTGGCCAGCGGACGGTTGCCGCGGTCAACGACTTCAACGGCCGACCGATCGTCAATGCCGCCGGCGACCCCTACGACCCGCCGCTGGAACGGGTGGAATACTACCCGGTGCTTTCCATCACACGCAACGAACTGGGCTACAACGCCGCCTTCGCGGCCGGCTTTATCGGCCGCATGAACGCCGACGCCTTCTATGGCTGGCCGCCGCGTACCGTGCTCTGCACCAACTTCTCCGGCGTGCTGCAATTCAACCGCCCGGTGCTGTACTGGCGGGTTAGCTACCAGTTCGACTTCGCCAACTTCGTCGAATACAACACCTGGGACCCGACCGTGTTGGATCGAGGCTTTCGAGCCTACTTCCAGCATGCCAACGGCGAAACCAAGGCGGCCGTTCTCGACCCGGCGACGGGGGCCCCGGTCAACGAACCAGTCCCGCTGACCGCGACCGGCTTTGTACTGCCAACGGGCGCAGCCCCAGTCTACGTCACGCATCAAATTCACGGCCTAGCCAACTTCGGCGTGCTGGGCCTGGAGAACCTCTTGGGATAATCGGAATGGCCACGCAACGCTTTATCGGCAATACCTCGCCCGTCGCCCAGGTCGATACGCTCACGCCGTCGACCGCCACCAGCGGCGTGTTTACGGTCACGATCAATGGCAAGGCGGTCAGCTATACCGCCACCGGGGCGACCGTACCGACGATCACGGCGGCACTGACGGCCTCCTGCAACGCCTCGACCCATGCGGAGTTCATGGAGATCACCTTCGCGGACATTACCACCGCGATCACCGCCACCGCCGACACGGCCGGCAAGCCGTTCACGATCACGACTTCGGCGACCACCGGAACCTTTACCAAGACGCAGCCGACCACCTGCACCGGGCCGAAGTTCTGGTCGGCGGCCACGAACTGGTCGGCCGGCGTTGTGCCCGCCTCGACCGATGACATCGTGCTCGACAATTGGAGCGGCGACATCCTCTACGGGCTCGACCAGAACACGGTGACCGTCACGACGATGATCGTCACCGACACCTTTACGGGCAACGTCGGCCTGCCGAAGACCAACACCGACGGCAACGCCTACGCCGAGTATCGCGACGACTTTCTCAAGCTCAGCGTGACGACGCTGCACTTCGCCGGCAAGAGCACGCGGTTCAAGCTCAACACCGGCAGCGTCGCGGGCACGCTCAACATCACGAACACCGGCACCTCGGCGGAAACCGGGCTCAAGACGTTTCAGTGGAAGGGAACGAACGCGACGAACGTGGTGAATATCAGCAAGGGCAGCTTCGCGGCGGCGCAGTTCGGCGGCGAGGTGGCGACGATTGCCACGCTCAACCAGTCCTGGAAGACCAGCCAGACCAGCGACTCCGACGTCTTCCTCGGCCCGGGCGTGACGCTGACGACGATCAAGAAGACCGGCGGCACGCTGACGCTGCAATCCACCGTCTCCACGCTGACCAACTCGGGAGGCGAGACGATCGCCGCGAACGTGGGCGGCATCGCTACCTTGACGCTCGACGGCGGGCAACTCCGTTACAACTCGACCGGCACGATTGCTACGGCGACGATCAGCAACGGCGGCGAGTTCGACAAGCGGCAGGACGCCCGGGCCTGCGCCTTCACGGCGTTGACGCTCCGCAAGGGGGCGGTGATCCGCGACCCCAATAAGACCATCAACTTTCCCTCGACCGGCTTCGGCGTGCAGTCCCCGCTGGCGGATATCACGCTCGACCTGGGCAGCAACTTTACCCTCTTCCGGGCAACCTGATGGCCGGCGACGCACACGGTTTCGATCGGTCCGGGGCCCAGCGGGTCGTCGAGGCGGTCCGCTGGGTGGAGCGGCAACGCAAGAGCGTCGCTCGGCGTCCGCACATCTTCAAGCCCGGGCAGGTGCCGCCGCAGTGGATACCGATCGTCAACGACTCCGGCGAAGAGATGCCGGCCTTCGGGATCGGCTACGTGGTGGCGGTGGAACGCGAAGAACCGTTCGCGGTGCGGGTCGACAAGATCGGCTCGGAGTTCAAGCGGGAGTTCCTCATCAACAACGGGCTGCCGCTGCCGGCAGGGGAACTGGGCTTCGCGCAGCGTGGCGTCTATCAGCACGTGCTCTACGACGAGTCGCAAGGGTCACCGGACCCGGGGGACTCGTTCGGCCCCAAGGCCAACAGCTGGAAGGTCCACCGCAACTATCCCGAGGTCGCCATCTGCCAGGTGGTGGCCAACGCCGGCGACGCCGTGATGCTGGCACGAATCAAAGACCTCGACCGGATTCACTTCCAGATTGAAGACGACATCGCCAAGAACGCCTCGGGCACCGGCAAGATCATGCAGCGGGAGAGCGGCGGCAGCTACTCGCAGATTGCCAACTGGACGGCGACCGTGCATAACTATTACGGCGCCCTGACCGCCGACTCGTCGACCAAGGCGGACGGCTTCGCCATCTGGAATCAGGGGCATTGGGAGATCGTCGCCGCGGAGTGCCTGTGATGCTCTGGGAGCTGCTGACCTGGCTGGCGATCGCTTTCTTGCACTGCCCGGCGATGTTCTTTTGGGCCGGCTGCCCATGCTGCGGCTGCGAGTGCGAATTCTGCGACGCCACTCCGGCGGAAATGGACGTAACCATTTCCGGCTTGAGCAATCAGGACTGCACCGACTGCGGATCGCTCAATGACACCTACACGCTCGCCTGCCAAGGGCAGACGGTGCCTGGCGCGGATTGCTACTGGCAGTTTGATTTTCCGGCGTCATTTTGCAACTCACTCCATGCCACCTGTCGAGCCGACCATATTACACTCGCCATCAACGCCAACTTCGTCGTGGTACACATCAACTCCACCAGCATCCAGGGACTCATCCAGTTCGTGCACACGGATGCGACGGATCCCAAGCCGTGCGCCACCTACAGCGGTTACAACGTGACCGGGCCCGGCACGGCGGGCTGCGACGGCGGGACGAAGACGATTTGCAACGTCGGCGTCGCCACCTGCACGATCAGCGCCGCATGAACGAGTGTCTGTTCGAGCCCACGCCCGACGGCCAGGTAAAATGCTCCCGCTGTGGGCACGTCAAAGAGCGGCGTTCGCGGCGGCGGTGCAACGTCCAGCCGTTCCAACTCGGCGACGCGGTGGAGCGGCTGTTACGCAAGGCGGGCATCACGCCCGAGCGTTGGCAGTGGTACCGCGACCAACTGCTGGGCTACGTCGGCATCGAGCCGCCCCAGGGCTGCGGCTGCGCGAAACGCAAGGCCTGGCTCAACGCCCTCGGGGAGCGGCTAGCGGCGTTGTTGCCAAAGTAGGCGGGCCAACTCCAGGTCGATCGGCTCATTGATGTCTACCGACCGCTCGGCTGGCATGACGTAGCCGACGCAATCCTCGCTGACCAGCTGGCCCCGTTCGATGGCCGAGAGGCGGGTTACGTAGACGGCGCAGTTCCGCACGTAAACCGCCGGCAATTGCTCGGCAGTCCAGCGATTCGATTCCGGCTCCCAATAGGGTTGCAAGGCCGAACCGATCAACCGCTTGGCCTTGATCGGGTGGTAGGCGTGCGGCACCCGCATTACGGAGGCGGCCGACTCGGCTCCGCTCTCTTCCCAGAGCTCAATCGTACCGTCAATGTCGCGGGCGACCGTCAGCGGCGCGGAGGGCGGAATCACCGCCACTGCGTCGTAGTTGCCGAGAGTCTCCAAGGCGTGCCGCACCACTGCGAGCATGGGAGTGTCGTCCGTCGCTAATTCCGCCGGCCGCATCAGCACGCTCATCAGCGGCCGGCAGACGCGGGCGATTTCGGGGCAGTCGGTCGAGATGCGGCGGGCCGCGACACGCCGCGACTGACGCAACGCCAGCATGGCGTGGAGCACCAGCGGTCGGCCTCCCAGCAACGCCAGATTCTTGTGCGGTATCCGCTTCGACCCGCCGCGGGCGGGGATTAAGCCGAGGATGCGCATTGCCGTTCGCTCCACCAACCTGTCAGTTTGTTCGCCATCCAGCAATCAGTCGCCTCGCGTGACTCCGCGGTGTTGCCGCCGATGTGCGGCGTAAGCAGCAGATTGTTCGCCGCGGCGGCATAGCCCACGAGTGGAGTCTCCGCGGTAATCTCCGGCTCGCCGGCCAGCACGTCGAGGGCGGCCATTGCCAGCGGACCGTGCTGGAGCACGTGCAGCAACGCCACCTCGTCGATCAGCGCACCGCGGGCGGTGTTGACCAGCAGCGAGCCGCGTCTCATCATCCGCAGCCGGTCCATATCGATGAGGCCGCGCGTGTGACCGGTCAGCGGCAGATGGAGGCTCACGATGTCCGACTCCAAGAGCAGATCGTCGAGATCGGCCACCCGTTCGATCGAGTCAGGGACGTGCCCGCAGTCCCAGCCCAGCACTCGGCAGCCGAACGCCTTGCAGTAGCCCGCGACCATCCGGCCGATGCGACCTACGCCGACGATCCCGACCGTCCTGCCGTGCAGCTCGCCGCCCAGTAGCTCGGCTCGCTCGTAGCGCGGGCGTTGGGCGACGGCCTGCGGTAGCCGCCGCAGGGCCGCCAGCATCAGGCAGAGCGTGTGCTCAGCGGTGGCGTGGATCGTGCGCAGGAAGTCCCCCTCACCGGCCAGCGAGAGCACGGTGATTCCCGCCGCCGCGAGAGCCGCGTGGTCGATATGCTCCGTGCCGGTCATCGGGCAAGCGACCACCTGGCAGCGGTAGGGGCCATCGAGCGGGCCAGCCGGGATTCGCTGGCCCATGCCGCACCAGACCGCATCAAACTGTTGGAGCGTGTCGTGGTCGACATAGCCCATCGAATAAGACTCCCAGGAGGCGTCCAAAATCTTTCGCGCCCAAGGATTCGGGCGTTCGCCAACCAGCATCAGCAAGGGCATCATCGCAGCCTCTTTTGCACGTAGGTGGTAAGCGTCGCCAACCGCTCGGCAATCCTCGGTGCGACGAAGCCGTCGCCGTAGAGGGCGGAGGCAGGATAGCGGCCGGCGGCGAGTTGCAGCCGGATGCCCGGCCCGATGGACCACCGAGCGGCCCCGACCGGATGCACGTGGTGGTCGTGCTCCCGCCCCTGCTGCCGCGAACCGACTAGGACGACCGGCGTGCCGAAGTAGCCGGCATCGCGAACGAAGCTGGACGAGTTGCCGACCGCGCATGAGGCGCAGGCGAGCACTCGCAGGTAGTCGGTCGGGGGCAAGTTCGTGAGCGTCCGCAGCCAGGCCGATTCGTGCTGTCCGCGGAAGACGCGGATCGCCTTGGCGACGTGCTCCCCGCCGGCGTCGATGTTGGGCCAGAACAGCAGCGTGGGCCAGGAAAACTCTGCCAGAGCCTCCAGGAGAGCGTTGACCTGTTGCGTCTCGCCGCCGTATTCCGTCGTCACCGGGTGGAAGACCGCCAACACGTATCGCTCTTGGCCATCGAAAAGTCGCCCCGACCCGTGGGCGTTGACCGCGTCGATGGGGAAGGTCCGCGGCGTCTGGCGGGCCAGGTCGCTGCTCGGGCAGCCGACCGTCAGGATCGTCTCCGGTCGCTCGCCCAGCCGCTCGACGAGATTCTTTGCTGCGGTCGCAGTGGCCGGCACGTGGAACTGGGCCAGCTTGGTGATGGCGTGCCGGGCCGACTCGTCGACCGAGCCGCTCACTTCGCCCCCCTGGAGATGGACGATCGGCAGGTTCAGGTAGGCAGCGGCCAACGCCGCCCCGAGCGTCTCATAGCGATCGCCGATCAGCAGCACCAGGTCGGGCGTCAGCCGGGCAAAGGCAGTGGCGAATTCGTCGACCGCCAACGCTACCGACTTGGCCATCGTCAGCGGCGTCGAGCCTTCCAGTTCGGTGTGTAGCTCGGCATCGACCGGGAAGCCGTCGGCCCGCACGATCTCGACCGCCCGGCCAAACCGCTCCAAGGGCATCGTCCCGGCCGCGACCACCCGGAGCGACAGCGACTCATGAGCGAGAATCGCGTGCATCACCGGCTGAAGACGACCGTAGTTGGCCCGGTCGACCAGCACCACGCAAACTTTACGGCTCAAGGTCGGCCTCCGTGATGGGCTCGTCCGCCGCCAGGGCACGCTGCAGGCGGCGACCGACCAGCGTCTGCAGCCGCATCGGCGGCAATCCGCCGCGTGGTTTTTTGCAATGCAGGTCGACGCAGCCGAGCACGTGCCCCGCGGGAAGCGAGCGATAAGCGACCAGCGACCGGCCGAACCGCTCGCGGGTCTCGGCGGCGGCGGCCAGCAGCGTCTCGCGGGCGACGGGCCGCATCTGGTCGACGAAACGAATCCCCGCGACAAGCTGCCGCAGCTCGCCGATCGTCAACGACGCGGGCACGTCCGGCCCATAGCACTCGCGCGAGAAGGTCACGTGGACCTCGACGATCGTGGCGCCTTGGTAGGCGGCCAATAGGCTCGGCCAGATCGTGCCCGAGTGGTCGGATAGGCCGACCGGGCGGCTGTAGCGTTCGCGAAGCTCGGCCATGAGGTTGAGGGCGACGTGCTCGGGCGGCGTGGGATATTCGCTCACGCAATGCATGAGCGTCACATCGCAGCCACGCAGCCAGGCCAGTGCGGTGTCGATCGCCGGGTAGCTGGCCAATCCGCAGGAAAGGAATACCGGCTTGCCGGTGGAGGCGACGTGGCCCAGCATCACCGTGAAGTCGATCTCCGCAGAGCCGATCTTCCAGGCCCGTACCAGCGGGTTGAGCAGGTCAACCGCCGCGCACGAGAACGGCGTGCAGAGGAAGAGCAGGCCGCGCTCTTGGGCATGTTCCGCCAAGCCGGCCCACTGTTCCGCGGTAAACTCGGTTCGCCGCCAGTAGTCGTAGCGGCTGGCGTCCTGCCTCCAAGCGGCCGGCGTGCGGAACTGCTCGCGGGCGGTCGATTCCTCGGCCGCGAGGTGGCACTGGAACTTCACCGCATCGGCGCCGGCGGCGGCCACGGCGTCGATATAGGCGTGGGCCGCCCCTAGGCTGCCGTCGTGGGCCAGCGCGACTTCGGCGACGATCCTGGTCATGGCCACGGTCCTTTCGCCCGTAGTCTATTCCGCCGACCACGAATTGACAATCCCGCCGACGCGGACGAGAATACGATGATGACCAGGCTGGAATCCGCGGCTGTGAACGTCGCCCGCCACCGCGAGCAGGCGCTGAAGAGCCTTCGCAAGCGCGCCGAATATCTTCACGACCGGATGGCGCGGCTGATGGGCGAGTGCGACAAGGCACTAGCCGGCGAGTCGTATGCGATCAACTCGCTTGGCGAAGTCGGGAGTGCGGGCCTGGATATCGACCTGGCTTGCGGTCGGGTGCGGCACGTCGAAGAGACCGTCAATCTGCTCAAGTGGCTGACTGCTGCCGATTAAGTCCACGCCTCCGGCCTGCCATGACCCTCTACACCGTCACCGCCGTCGCTCGCCAACTCGGCCTGAGTACTCGCCGCGTGCGGGAGATTTGCCAGGAGCACGGGATCGGGCTGATGGCCGGCAGCCGCCTACGCATTCTGGCGGAAGCGGACATCGCCAAGGTAGCAAAGTGCCGCCGCCCCAGGGGCCGACCGCCGGGCAGCGGCAAAAAAATCGACGCCCGAAAGCCAAGCGGGGCATAGGCTTGCAACTATTTTGGAAATCTTCCCGGATTTCTGGTCAGAAATACCGCCGACCAGCGTATACTATGGTAGCGGGCGAGAGAAACGGCCCGCAGAACCCTAACACCGGCTGACCGCCGGGGGAGAACACGATGACCGATTTGCAGCTACGATTGATCGAGGCCCTGCATCGCGAGTACCGGCCGATCGAGTTCGCCGAGTTCCGCGGCCACCACCTGTACATCACGGCCCGGACCAAGTTCGGTGGCCGCACAAAGATCGAGCGGCACACCGCAGTGCTGGCGTTCGATGACCCCGACATGCTCTGGGGCCCGCACCTCGACGCAACCCACGGCAGGTGGGGCGAGGCCTACGGTCGGTGCGCATTCTTCTTGGCCCTGCTGATCGGGCAGGGCCAAGAGGCCGCCCTCCATTACCATTCGGAATGCCGGGAGAGTGGCATCGCCAGCGGTGCTCCGCAATGGTGGATCGACCAGCAGACCACCCTCATTGTCTGACCCCGACTCCTGCCCGCCGCCCCGCCGGACTCGTCACCCGGCAAGTGCAAAGGGGCGGCGGGCTGTTTTCGATTGACACGATAGGAACCGCAGTATATGATCGGCAACTATGAGCACTGCCCCACCACTTCACGCGACCTTCGGCGCCCGCGTCCGCGAGCGGCGGTTGGCCTGCGGCTGGACCCAGGCCCAGCTTGCCGAGCGGCTGGGATGCCATCAGCCGGAAATCTCCGAGCTGGAGAACGGCCACCACGCCCCGAGCCTAGCGACGGTCGAGCGGGTCGCGGCCGTGCTGGGGGTCAGGCCCGCCCGGCTCTTGGCCTGAAAACTTTTCCGGAACCGGGGTTGACCTATCGGAAACGTCCGATTATCTTGGGTCAACATTACGAACTCAATTCAGGAGGCGATTGTGGCAATGAAACGATCCAAAAGCGAGCCGGCCGGGCGGCCGGTGCTAGTGACGACTGAGTACCGCGGCGTGTTTTTCGGCTATTCGGCCGACACCGACGGGGACACCATCAAGCTGCGTCGCGCGAGAAACTGCGTGTACTGGCCGACTACCGTGCGCGGATTCCTCGGCCTCGCGACTCACGGGCCCCTCGCTGGTTCGCGCGTGGGGCCGGCGGCGGATATCACGCTGCGAAAAGTGACGTCCGTGATCGAATGCACGCCGGAGGCCGTCGAGCGGTGGGAGGCTGCGCCATGGGCGTGACCATGCTTGTTGGTTACGGCTACGGCTACGGGGATGGCTCCGGCTACGGCTCCGGCTACGGCTCCGGGGACGGCTACGGCTACGGCTACGGCTCCGGCTCCGGCTCCGGCTCCGGCTACGGCTCCGGGGACGGCTACGGCTACGGCTACGGCTCCGGCTCCGGCTCCGGCTCCGGCTACGGCTCCGGGGATGGTTCCGGCTACGGGGATGGCTCCGGCTCCGGCTCCGGCGACGGCGACGGCGACGGTGGGTGACAAACTGCCGATTCACAAGGAGGTCCGGGATGACCGAGCGACGATCTTCACTCCGCGACTGCCCGATGCGTCTTTCCTGGGACGCTTGCGAAATCTGCGGCTGCGGCGAGCGGCCGGACCACGCAGCCTTGGCCCAGCGGATTCGCCAAGCGCCGACCAGCGCCAAGTTCACCTGGGAGCAGCGGAAGGCACTCGCCACGCTCAACCGGCTCAAGCCGGAGCGGTACGTGGTCGAGGGCCGACTGCTCTGCCTCGACTGCTACCTGCTCGAGGTCGCCATCGACGAGGGGCGGGCGACCAGGCCGCTGCACCCGAGCCTCTGGCCGAAGTCGCGGCAGGTCGAGCCGGTCTCCGACCGCAAGTACGACGGCGGCTTCGGGAGCGAGACTGCCGGCAGATTCCAAGAGGCCGATGACCTGGAAAAGCGAGGCGTCACATGAAACCGCGCAACCGACTCCGCTACGGGATCGACCCCACGCCGGCCACTCGCCGCGACCTGGACCGTGCCGTCCAGAGTCACCGCGAGTGGCTCTGGCTGCTGCTGGTGCTCGGCGTGCGGCCGAGCGAGGTGGATACGTTCGCGCGGAAACTGCAAGCCGCGCAAGAGGCGTTGAACTCGAACTAAGGAGCGAAACAATGGCAGTCTGGATTCTTGACGGCTGGACGAATGGGGGCGATCAGCACGCATGCTTGGTCGATAGCGTGACGGAGACGGCGTTCGGCACGCTGTTCGACTCGTTCGACGCCGCGGATGGATTCTGCGACTGGTGCCGTGAGCGGAACGACGATCCGCGGTCGATCTGGGCCGCCGGGTTGACGGAGTGGCATGAGGCCTTGCGGAGGTACGAAGTCTTTGAGCGGGACAACCGCCGCGGCGACGAGGACCACGAGCGCGCAGCGGAGGCGAACCTGTGAGCACGGCAGCGATCCTCGACCAGCCGGCGAGTCGCCGGAACTGTACGCCGGCCGGTATTTGGAGGGTCGCTGGCCGGAACCTGAAGCGAGCGAGGCGATGATGCTGGGCACGGTGATTCACGACGCGGTACTGTGCGGTGGAGACGGCAACGTGGTGATGATTCCGGAGAGCGTTCTGACGGCCAACGGTCAACGCCGCGGCAAGGCGTGGGAGGCGTTCCGCGCCCAGCACGCCGACCGCGTGCTGTTGCGGCCACGCGACGCGGCAATCGTCGCCGAGGTGCGGGAAGCTTGTTACCGGCACCCGACCGCGCGGCGGCTGTTGGAGTTCGACGGCGGCGGCAGGAGCGAGCACGTGCTGCACTGGACGCACGACGAGACGGGCACGCCTTGCCGCGGTCGGGCCGACCGATTGACCCCGGCTTTCATCGCCGACCTGAAGACGACCAGCCTGGCCGACCTGGACGCCTTTGGACGCAAAGCCTACGACTTCGGCTACCACCGGCAGGCGGCGTTCTATCTCGACGGGGCCCGGGCGAACGGCCTGATTGAAATCGGCTTTGCCTTTATCGTGGCCCAGGTCATACCGCCCTTTGGCGTGATGACCTTCGTACTCGACCAGCCGTTTATCGGGGCGGGGTTCGCCGAGAACGACCGCCTGCTGCGGGAGTTTGCCGAGTGCCAGCGGACCGGCAAGTGGCAACGACACGATTACGGCCGGCTGTTAACCCTCTCCAAGCCGGCATGGGCCGGCAACAATTAAGGAGCGACCATGACTACCGACACAGCTACACCAGCGACGCCGGCTGCGGCGGCGACCGAGCGGCGGCCGATGACGATCCGCGAGCGGCTCAACTCGCCGGCGCAGATTGCCGAATTCAAGCGGGCGTTGCCCAAGC